AGAACTCGGCGCTTGGCTCGAGGTAGGTGTTGAACTGGGCGCCGCGGCTGGTGCCGCTGCGGGTGCAATGTCAGGCATCGTTACTTAGTGAATCAGGCGGCTACCGCGCCTTTGGGTGGCTCTGCGGGTTTAGGTAGCGTAGTCACGCTGTCGTCCTGCGTATCTGCTTGGGGCGGTGTAGCGTTCTGCGCGAGCCGTTTTGCATCGGCATCGCTTTGAGGTTTATCGGGGCCGGCGCTCTTCTGTTGTCCTTGCTCGGGCGGCTGAGGCTGCGCTCCACCTGGCGCCATCGGTGCTGGGTTACCCAGCAACTGCGCGAGGTACGCGTCCCCGCCGCGCGCGAGCTGCACGTGCTGCATAATATGCGCCAGCACTGCGCCCGAAATCTTCGGGTCTTGCATCGCGGCGGGCGAGTTGAGGACTTCGAGGTGCCCGAAGATGTGTGCCGCTGCGTTGTCGGTCGCCATCACCGGTATTTCCGGCACCGATTGCGTAGGCTGGCCCGTCATCGGGTCTTGCCCTTGCTGGACTTGCGGACCTTTGAACAGCGCCTCGTTCTCGTACCGGATTCGGAGCTCAGACGTGCGCGTGGTCGTGATCATGGGCTTGAACACGCCGCTCGTAATGAACTCGACGATTTGCTGCGGGTCCTTGAACGGCAGCCCCGGAAAGTCTTTCAGCATGTCGATCAGCTGCATCCTCCCGGCTTGAGTTTTCATCATCGGGTTCGCAGTCTTGATCTTGACGCGCTTAATGCCGTCCCAATCCTTCGCCTCGAAATATTGCATGTACGGGCGCTCATCGAGTCCCGCTACAGCCACGAGCTGAGGATGCTTGGCGTATCGCTTAAGAAACTGTATGATAAGATTGCCAACGCGTTCTCGATGAAGATCGAGTGCGAGCTGGCGATCCGACTGAGCTTCGATAGCAATCTGACTGTAAAGAGCAGCATGCGCGCCTGAAGTGATGTTAGTTGACGTGTCGCCGCGGGCGATCGCGTTGAGCCCCGAGAGGGACTGCTTGAACTGCCGGAACATCTCGATTGCCTTGAGGCTGAGCTGCGGCATTTCAGGGAATTTGATGGGCTGCGGCTGGGCATCCTTCCCTGGGGGTACAAACACAATCTTCTGTCCGTTTGCGAGCGCATCTATATCAATGTCGCTTCCTTCGACGAGGGCGAGGCTGGGCCTACCGAACGACTCAAGGTTCGTAGCGACATCGCTCATGACCTGATTCTGGAGCTGATCGAGTGGGATCAGGTTCCAGAGCTCACTGATACCCATGCTCGTTCCGTGCAGTTCGCACGTGACGAAGGGGATGAGCGGAATCTCGTCGGTCGCTACGGGCTCGTTGCGCGCGAGGTTGTCGTCAACCATCACGTCGTTGACGAAGATGACTTTGCGCCCGAGGGGCATCGCCATCGAACGGCGGTAATAGAAGATGCGAACAGCGCACAGGTCGAGCGGCTCTTGCTGGAGCGGGTCGCAACCTGGCACTGAGTACTCGTACAAGTTCGGGACGAGGCTCGAGCTTTCAATCTGCTTCGCGTAGAGCGGATAGCGGGCCTGTAGTTCGACCTTCGACCGCTTGGGCAGGATGAGTAGCCGCCACTGGTGTTCATCGAACTCAGAGCGGTAGGGCTCGCACGCGACGTCCCACCAATACATTCGGTCAATCGTGAGCTTGCCTGCACGACCCGTCTTTTGGACCGGATGCGTCATCCCCGTCGCGGGGTCGGGCATCTCTTCCTCGTACTGGATCACTTCGCCGTCGTCTGGATCCCAGCCGACGTGCGTGTACGCCTTCCCGTAGAGTTCCTCGATCTTGACGACTTCGCGTTCTTTACGCTCGCCGTACGCGTCCTCGTAGAAGTACATCACGAGGTTGTCGCTCGCGTTTACCTGTGCGAGTGACTTGTAATCGGTGTTGGTGACTTGAGCTTGGAACGCGGGCCTGTTCTTACAGGCCATGTTCGTGATCTGGTCAATGAAGCTGCGATACTCATTGATTGAGACTTCCAGCAGCTCTTGATTGTCCCCGCCGTAAGAGACCGACTGCGTTTGCCACTGTCCATAAGTCCCTTGAGTGTTAGTCGTACCGAAGTACATACTGAATGAGAGACGAGCGATGTTGAACAGACCGCGGCGAGCGCAGGCGTCAAAGTACTCTTCCTCTTTGTCTTTGCACGAGGCCCAGAACTTAAGAGGGTCGCGCTCATTCGCCCAAAACTTCGATAGATAGTCTTGGACGTCTTGAACAGTAGCGTACTTGTCACTGCTCACGTCAGTGATCTGAACAAGCTTCTCGTCTTGCATTACTAGTTGTAAAAGTATAGCACGCGGCTATTTTCGCCCGATTGAGTCCCATGGCTTCGTAAGTAGTGTCTTGCGCTTGTCCGCGGACTTTCCCGTTCGCTTCCAACCCGCAAGCTTGAAGCAGCAGCCGGGGTTCACAGACTTGAGCTTGGAGTCCCATACATATGTGATGAGCCCGTCAGGTCCGCAGCCCAATCCCGTTTGCTCGAGCATGGCTTCTGCCTCGAGAATGAGATCGGAAGAGCGTACCGCCGACTCATTGCGAAAGATCGTGCACGTCCACCCGTCGAGATTGTTCCATTGCTTGATTCCGCTACTCGGGTGCGGTCGCCACCACCCGAACACGGCTTGTTCTGCCTTTAGAACGACCGTCTGGCCGGGGGGCATGAACTGCGGACTGCCCTTTGTGCGTCGCGAGTAGTGACGATCGGCGAGACTTGCGCACTCGCGGTCAAACTTACCAACACGTTCCCAATGCATAGCTTATCTGCGCCCGAATCTGCGCGCGACCTTGAGCTTGCTCGTAAACAGCTTCTTAGCCGCTTGCACCAGAGACCGTTCAGTCGTGAAGTGCTCGGGCAAAGAGTGCATCTCATGGAGGGGCACAGTTCTATTCAAGACCACGCCATAGGGAGGAAACGGACTCATCTGCTGATTGACCCCGCGCCACAGGTACTTGAGCGCATCCACGATATCGCAGTGTCCGAGCACGTCGGATCTGACGTAATCAGTCCGCTGCGGGTTCCATATGGCGCCCTCTAAGTGCAGGATCGAGTTCTTGGCGGTAGGCAGAATGGCTATGCGGTTCTGATGGAAGGCATTGCGCAGATTGTTCAGGCTGGCTTCCTTGCCGTCTGTCTTATCCGCGCTACCGACCTTCAGGTCGTGCTGGACGTTGAGGTCATGGATTAGCCGGGGCTCTGTGTCGGACAAGCGCAAGAACGGGTTCGTCTTGAACTTGTCATGGTCCCAAAAGAAGCTCTCGCCGAAGGCTTGCTGCTCGCACTCGCGGAGGGCCGCGGCTATCTCAGCCGTGCTCGCATTCCGTTTCGCCCAGTCGGACGCTACAACGAGCTTAGCCGCGCTGAAATCGTAGTAAGCGCAGACGACAGCGCACAGATCTCTCGAGCCGGGGTCGATTGCGGTGTATCCGAGGAAGTACTCGGGCTGCTGCCACTCCATGATATGGATGGCGGGGTTGAACTCTGGGATAACAGTACGAGATTCAGACCTGACGTCGATGCACAGGAGCTCGCGCTTGCATTGCTCTGAGTCGATACCTCCCAAGGTCGCAATGAACTCGTTTCGTTCGGCGTCCTTAATCCTCGGGTTGTCGAATATCGTCTTGTGTTGGTATGCGCCGCGTGCGATCGCATCAGGAACAAAGTCTACTTTCCACGGGTGCCCCGGCTCATCGCTCGGGGTCGAATTCATCATCAACGTGGCTTCGAGAAACCCCATGAACTGAGGCATGATCACGCTCGTGACCACGTACTTGAGCTTGTCGCAGAAAGAAGCCTCGGAGATCGTAAACCCGTTGCTCGCTCGACCGCGAAGACCGTTGGGGTTTGTATCGATACCCACGAGACGAATGATCGAGCCATTCGGAAAGAAGAGACCGGCCTCGGTGCCTTGGTAGCTCTGCCGGTAGATCGGTTTTATCGACTCTGGACAATCTGCTACTAACTGGTCGAAAAGTGGTAGGACAATCGAGGCGATGTCTTTTGCGTACGCGGTCGCGTACGTGTACGTGGCACCGGGGTTGCGAAGACTATCCTCAATCCGTATGAGCAAAGACATGAAGTCTTTGCCGAAGCGCCGACCGCAGTTCGTGATGTAGATGCGTGGCCAGTAACCTTCTTGTGCTTCGCCACGTTTACGCGCTTCGAACGAGCGCTTCTCCCACGTGCGATAGTGATCGTAGATGTCACGTTGACCGGAATGCAGCTTGTAGCGTAGACGCGCGGCTCGCCAGAGCTTCGCGCTGTCTAGGGTGACGCTCACTCTTCGTCGTCAGCACGCTTCTTCATGAGAGCCTTGACGTCTGTTTTCTTCCCAAGAGCGGGTTTGCTCGACAATCTAAACTCACCTGAGGGATTGGCAGAGGGTTTACGACCGGGTGTGAGCTCGCCAATGGGAGTTTTCAGCGCTTGGCTCGGCGGGGGCCATGGCGTTGTCTTCCCGCGCGCGGCGTTCTGCGCGGCACGTCGAGCACCTGCGTTAGCACCAGCCTCGGCGTATTCAGAATTCATCGGCGGGAGACGTGCGAGTTGGTCTGCCGAGTTCTCTTCGGCAAGCGCGTCAGCCATCGACGGGCCTCGCCTCGCAATCAGCTCAGCCTTTGTTGGTGCGGGTCCCAACAGATTCTCAAGTGCGTCTCTTTGTGCTCGAACGAATTCTCCGGGCGTCTTGCCTGCCCTAGAAATTGCCGGCATGCGCGTTGAAAGCTCGGTCGGAATTCGCGGCGCGGGAATAGCCTCTGCGCCTGCAGCCTCTGCCGCGAGACTCGAGGGCGGGGGGATTGCGGGTGTTCGAGTAACCGTCTCTTCGGGACCAAGCGGCCGTCCGCCTGCCATTTCGCGATCAGCCATACTCGGCCCTCGACGAGGCAACGGGACTGTGTTCTTGGGGGCTTGGCCTGGCGGGGGCAATGGGGGTGCTGCTGTCGTTGCGCGATTGATGATCGGTCCGCCCAACTCGGCCGCGCTTTGAGAACTCGCGCCTCGAGCAGCAGCTGCACCTCTCGCAATCTCGGATGCCTCGGGTGCTGCCTCTCCGCCCACAGTCGCCATTGCTGGCGCGAGCGGAGGTCCGCCAGGTGGCCCGTTCTTGAACAAATCCTTGATGTAAGGTGCCGCCTTCGCGACCCCCGCACCAAGACCGCCGAGCACAGCAGAGGGGCCAGCGCCCCAAGCAGCGCCCATAGCTCGGTTGCCCTCTGTGCCCCCGCCTGCGCCCTCTAGCCCGCCTCGAGCGCCTGCTAAGAGCGCGTTGGCAGCTACACCCTCACCAGCTGCGCCACCCGTCGCTACGGCGCTTGGAAGCGCGCCTAGAGCCTGTCCCGTGTAGAAGTTGCCAGGGTACTTATCGGCCGCTTCTTGGTTCTCTGCGCGCTCGTTGTTGCGCAAGTCATTGTACGCGGAGCCAGCCGCGTAATTGCGCGGAATGCCCGTGTCATCACTCGCGTCTGGTGTGAGTAGGGGAATGAGTTCATCGCCCCACTTGCCTGTGAACCCTTGTCCGAGCCCACGCATCAATGCTTCTGCTTTACCAGACATGATCTGGATCTTCTTTCTGTACGTCTTCCGTGAACGGCTTCGGCTTCTCAGGCTGAGTCGGCGCGGTCGGTGTGTTAGTTTGTTCTTGACCGGTGTTCGCGGTCTGCCCGCCCGTAGAACCTGTTGGTTGCGCGGGCATCGCGGGCGCTGGCGTTGCGGCTTGCTGCGCGGTCTGTTGGTTCGGTTGCGCCTGTGAGCCCGTCGCTGTTTGCTGGAGCGTGTTACTCGGGCCAGGCGGGGGATTCGCAGCGGCGCTACCTGGTTTGATCACAGGATTGCCGTTCGCGTCCTTCTCGGGCTCGGGCGGCTTAGCTTTGTCAGCTGGGCTCACGTAGTCAGAGTGGACCGAGCTCG